TTATGATGATATGTCTAAACCAGCAACGGCACAGACGATCACAGCACCTGCGGATATGGCTCTTAATTCAACGGTGGCGAAAGATGCAACAGTAGCCAAGGATGCGACAGTTGCCAAAGATGCTACGGTTGCGAAGGACGCAACAGTAAGCAAGCCGGGGACTGCTCAAACAATTACCGCACCCGCAGATATGGCTTTAAATAGCACGGTAGCTAAAGCAACCGACTTGGCAACGGTTGATACAGTAGTTGATGCGATTAAGGTTCAGACGGACAAACTGACATTCACTTCAGGAACTGACCTTGATATTAATATTCAGAGGATTAACGATGTAGCAGTCGCAGGAACAGGTGCGGCAGGTAACTTGTGGAGACCCGCATAGAATGGCAGATAAAGTATGGGACATAGCCGCTTGGCAAGCCGACACTTGGGATTGGACAGCTTGGGCAGATGCAGCAGCAGCACCCGTTTGGAAGGGTGAAACAAACCTTTTATTAAAACTTGGGGGGGATGTATATTATCGTCTCTATCAATCAACAGGAGTAGGAACAGGAGATATGCTTGCATCGGTTTACGACCCGGCAGGTGGAGCAAGTCAGGTAGCTTTTGAGACTGACCTTATCAATATACCAAGATACCAAATGTTTACTTATTTTACATAGGAGGAATCATGGCCGCAAATACGATCCCGATATACAGCAAAGCAGGGCAAATTAACTGGGATGCGACAGTTCTAAAAACTGCGAATACTGCAAAGGATGGCACAGGCACAGTAGCTACCCTATTCACCGCAGGAGCAGACGGGGCGAGAGTTGAAAGAATAAGAGCAAGACCTATCGGCACGAATGTAGCGACTGTCTTGAGGATATTCATCAACAATGGTAGCGCAAACTCATCAGCAGCGAATAATATTCTTTATGCTGAACTTACTTTGGCGGCAACGACAGGTTCAGAAGCCGCAGCATTGGCTTTGTCGGAACTTCCTACGGCAGCAGACCCTACGGCTTTCCCGATAGTCCTCCCTGCTGGGTATAAGATTTTGGCAACAGTCGGAACAACGGTAGCAAGTGGTTATATGATGTCAGCAGTTGGTTCTACTTATTAGGAGTTATTGTGGCTGTTTTTTCCGACATGAATAGTTTTCCTGAAAGTGGCTTCCCCGTTTTGGCGAATGTCTATGATCAGATATGCCTTAACACGATATATTGGAATCCTCTTGTATCGTCTGGGTATGTCATAGACGCTAATGGTGCAGTTCGTCTTGGTGTGGTTGGCATAACCGCAGCAGGTGCTATTACAGGAGTGACTACACTTAATGCTAGTGGTGCGATTACCGGAGTCGGCATTGTCGCAGGTGGAGCAATATCAGGTGCAACCACCATAGGTGCAAGTGGAACTGTTACTTTGAGTAAAGCGACTGACCCACTTGTATTATCAGGTGCAACCGCTGTCCTGAGTATGACAGGACAAGACTCTGTTTTCAGTATGACAGGAATGAACTCAAGCATAGGGACTTTGCTGTCAAGAATACCCAAGGCGTATATTAAAGACCTTGAGGTCACGAATACTCCGACAGTCCAAGGGCAACCGTTAGTTTTACAACAGGACTTGGTGAATTACGTTCCCTGCACAGGGTGTCAGCAGAATGTTAATTTGGGAAGTAAAGACATTACAACGTCAGGAAATATTAAAGGCATTCATAAATCAACTGATGATTCAGTTGGTGCTACCACGAGTGTTGCAGTTGCAAAAGTAGGTGGTGGAACAAGGACACTTAATTTTAAAAACGGGTTATATATAGATTATACGGACAGTTAAATGAACGTAAGACTTAAAATAAAATTTGGTGAAGTATCAAATGGTTGGCTTGAAGGTTCAACCGAAGATAAGAGTACTCTTACCGCAACAAACATTGCGGTGGCTGTGTGGGAAAGAATACTATCCGGGGAAACAACAGCGGCAGAGGCATTGTTGTCTGCCGGAACCGCCGGAGATCCATGGACAGGCATTATGGCAAACTACACCGACAATGCAACATTCGGTGCGTTTATTAAGAAACTTTTAACAACCGGAAAATTTATAGGACTCAAATAAATATGATTGATCCAATTTTATTAACCATTGCACTGTAATCTATATTTATATTTTTATCATAAGGAGGTTAAAATGATTTACGAAGATAAGATTTGCCCGTTAAACATTGCGGATTGCGAAATCTGTAAATGGAATTTTGGCAATAGGAAATGCGGGATATTCTCAATCGCTGCGGATATGTCAGCGATAGTTGAATTACTTGAAAGACAGAAAGGAATGTTAGAAGAAATAATACAGAAGTAACGGAGGTTTAAATGCCTGATTACGATCAAAACAGAGACAAAGAGATTGCCAATGAGATTATGGCTGGGATTATGAGGCGGGGCAATCCTTTAATAGACGACTTGAAGCAAGAATGGAGGGACAAAGTTGTATCCGACATTGAAAAGCTCTTTGAAGTAACCACAGAAGCAAGAGTTAAAATAGCAGTAATAGAAACCAAAATACTAGTATATGCAGGTCTGGTAAGCGCAGTTGTAGGAATTATCACTGCGTATATAGTCAAACATATTGGAGGATAACCATGAGTGAACTAACTTTACGGGAACTCACAGAAAAGGTCAATTTGCAGGAAAAACAAATAAAAGAAAGTGACAGGACATTCAAAGCAATCTTTTGCATAAACCCTATTCCGATGTGCCTTGCTACTATCCCTGACGGGACATTGGTTCTTTGCAATGATGCTTTCCTTGAGGCAACTGGATGGGAAGAAAAAGAAGCGATTGGAAAAACAATGCTTTCACTTGGAATATATGACAAGCCAGAAGATAGGGAACTGCTACTGAAAGAAGCAAAGGAAAAAGGTTTTGTAAAAAACCTTCACCTGATATTTAGAGACAGATTTGGTAAGCGCTTTTATTCTGTATTCTCTGCTAAAATGCTTACCATACATGAGCAAGCACACTTTTTGGCTATTTCAATAGTTGATTTTGAGAGACGAGTCCATGACAGAGCTTGAAGAACTCAATAGGCAGATAGATAGACTGAAAGCTAATATAGAGATGCTTGAGTTGAGGCTCAGTACTGCTTTGACTTATATAGATTATGTTTTACACAGACAGGAGGAGAGGAAAGATGAGCAGAAAACTTGAGGATCTATCCACAGAAATGTACCCGCTTTGTAATTCGTGGCAAGAGAGAATGCGCACGGCTCTTATTGATTTTATTATTACATGCACAAGCAGATTAAAAAAAGAGCAACTTGAGCTTTACAAAAAGGGCAGGAAACTTGAGAATGGAGTGTGGTTTGTTATTAACCCTAAAGAATGCGTTACGTGGACATTAGAATCCAAGCACCTTACAGGCGATGCTTTCGATTTTGTGATTATGGTTAATGGCAAACCTGATTGGAAAATGGTACATAAAGATTTATGGGCTAAAGCTGTAGAGATAGGAAATTCGCTTGGCTTAAAGCAAGTGGTAAATAAAAAGGGGCAAGTGATGGAGTATGCTCACTTACAGAAAGGATAATGAATGTGGTATTTGAATCTTAAAAATTGGTTGATCATAATTTTACTTGTTATCGGAATAGTTGCTTCAGGCTTATTCCTTTGGCAACGAATTACAGTTGTGAATCAGAAAAATACTATCGGTGATCTTCAGGTTCTTAATGCCGACCTCGAGGCGCAAATAAAAGATTATAAGGCAAACCTGGCAGTCCTGAAAAAAATACAAAAAGAACAACAGAAAATCACAAACGATGCGGCGACCTTAATGGCCGCTGTTAGCAAAATTAAAGAAACTAAATGCATAGGAGAAAAAGATGAAAAAACTATTTCTGATATTACTTACTTTTTCAATTCTCGCGGCCTGCTCGATGCCGGTGGTACAAAAACCAGCGGAGAAGTATTGCCCGCCGCCGATCCGTCCGGTGTTACAGGATGGACAGTTAAACAAATAGTCCAGAACTACCTGATATTAATAGATTATGTCTTGAAATACGAACGCAACGTGGAGACTTGTTATGAAGGCAAAAACTAAAGAAGTTTTATCCAGTTTGTTTGGCACCGGTGGAATATCGATGATGCGTGTCCTCACGTTCTTTGTTGTAGTTGATGTAATAGTGATGTGGAACATAACAATCATTAAAAATGGGTGGAATATGCAAGATATCCCAACCGGAGTTCTCGGAGTATTCACCGCGATGGTTCTTGGTAAAATGGGACAAAGATTCGCAGAAAACGAAGGAGAAAAGAAAAAACCCGATACTCAGGGCGAATAAAAAATATATTTTGCTGTAAGCATAAAAAACACTTGACAAATTTTTTATTTTTGACAGCACGAAATTATAGACGTTGAGGCTCTTACTCTTTTTGGAAGTTTATTCTTACTCACGCTCATTCGAAGGCTCGACTTATGGAAAAAAGTCAAAAAACAGTGAACAAGGACGCGGGACAACCCGCGTCCGAAGTTCCAACATCATCACGCCGATCTTCTAACAAGATCGAAACGCAGATCGCTTCTTACCGAAAACAGAAATACACTTTCCGTTCATCTGCCGATGCTTGGCAAATCATCAATCAAAGATTACCTAATCCTGACCGTGTCCTCCAGAAACGCGGGCAATCCCTTGCGGTTTATCGCGAACTTTTATCTGATGCACACCTTACTGCGACCCTTGAAAGTCGTGAGAGTGCGACACTTTCCTATGACTGGCGAATCGAACGAGGGGATTGCCCGACGCGAATCCACAAAACGATCGAAAAATGGTTTTTCTCGATTATGGAACGCAAGATGTGCATCGAGGATCTATCCCGCGATGAGCTCACCGCAAATCTTCTTGATGTTATCTATTGGGGATACCAACCTGCAGAGCTTACATGGGACTATATGTACGGCATGTGGTTGCCTGTGCAAATTACGCCGAAACCGCCGGAATGGTTCACATGGTTTGTCGGCGACAAAGGTGTTCCCGAAATACGTTTTCTCTCACTGGAGCATCCAATTGATGGTGAACTTCCTCCTGATCCTTGGACATTGATTTGCCCACGTATCAAACCGACTTATGAGAACCCCTATGGCCGTGGTGTCGCGGCACGATGTTTCTGGCCGATCGTATTCAAGCGCGCGAGCATGGAGTTCTGGCTTAATTTCATGGAGAGGTTCGGCACTCCCTGGGTAATGGGTAAGATTGAGGGTAACGCTGATACGACCACCCTCACCTCTTTTACCGATGATCTAAAAACTCTGGTCCAAGATGCAGTTATTGCCGTCTCAGGTAATCGCACTGTGGAGATACTGGAGTCCAAGAATCAGAAGGGCAACAATGATGGATTTAAAGTCCTTTGTGATTTCATGGATTCTCAAATGTCCAAGACAATCCTTGGCCATACCCTATCCACCGATTCCGGAGAAAAATCTTCTTATGCCGCAACCAAAGGCGCGCTGACTGTTCGTGACGATATCCAAAAGCGCGATATTACAATGGTGCGTTCCATCTGGAGCGACATCACCAATCTGATCATGATGCGCAATGGTTACATCGATACACCGCGCCCGCGCGTTGTCCCTTATCATGCTGATGAAGTGGAGACGGAACGGGCGACAAGAGATGAGGCGCTTTCCAGAACTGGTCTGCGTTTTTCCAAATCATATTTTGTCCGTACTTATCACCTTGAAGAAGATGACATCGATCAGATCATCGATCCGTCTGCGTTGCAGGTGACTGGTGCAGACAAAACTAACGATAAAGACAACCCCCTTCTTGATGTCAAGAAGGAGAAAACTAAAGGAGGTGCGTAATGGCTGGTGCCTGGATTGAAGTATTTAAAACCGGAACTCATACATCCGGAAACGGCGTGGTCAAGACATATACCGAGGACGATCTTACGAGTATCGCCAATACATATAATTTACAGAAGGTGCACGAGGCGCCTCTTGTATTGGGTCATCCCACAACTGACGATCCTGCCTATGGATGGACAAAAGAACTGAAAACGGCAGGCAACAAGTTGCTCGCGTATGTCGATCAGGTCAGTGAAAAAATCGTCGATGCAGTCAAAAGCGGCGAATACAAAAAGGTAAGCATAGCCTTATACCCTGATGGGTTGCTCAGGCATGTTGGACTTTTAGGCGCAATGCCGCCCGCGGTCAAAGGACTTGCCAATGTCCAGTTCGCGGAAGGTGTGGAGTTTGAGGAATATATTTGGGTTACAGATGAAGTACGGATGCCGATTGTGGCAAGGGTCATTTCTGGACTTCGTGATTTTCTTATCGACAAATTTGGTTTGGAAACAGCAGACCGCATTGTCGCTAAGGACGACATTTCTATTCTTCAACGTCCCGCAGAGTCAACAATGATCACACTTGATGATCAGAAAAAAATTGTCCCGAAGGAGAACATTAATCAAGCACCTCCGGGAGCGATTACTAATTATTCAGAACAGGAGGAAAAGGATATGGATGAATTGAAAGCTCAGATCAAGGCCCTGGAAGATAAACTGGCAGCACAGGCCACGCAGTTCAGCGAAATGCAGACTGGTATTGATGCATTAACGTCTTTGGTAACATCCCAGGCAAAGACGGCTGAGGACAAGACGAAATTGTCCGCCATCGAAACCGCCAAAGCAGCATTTGCGTCTTTTTGTGAAACCCTCACGAAAGAAGGCAAAATGTTACCGGCAGAAAGAGACTGCATTGTCGAAGAGTACGCTGACTTGCTTCTTGCAGAAGGCATACTGACCTTCGCAGAGGGTACAATCAAACCGTCAGAAAAAATGAAAGCACGTCTGTCGGCAAGACCGGTATCTTTTGCAATTCAAGGCAAAACTTTTGCTGATCCGGCAAAAGCAAATACCAAAATCGATGGCAAAGATATTCCCTCTGCAT